ATGTCTGCTACGAGATACGCAACGCAAAGTTTAAGATTTTCAAGAACCGAAGAAGTTAGATTACGAAGTGAAACATCCGATTGTGATTTTGATCCTTATGGAGAATAGTTATGGGATTTGTAACAAAATTATTTAAAGCACCAAAGATACCGCAGGTACAACAAGTATCTCAAAAAAAGATAACCTCAGATGCAGCAGGTATAGCCAATAAGACTATTGCTGATGCAAGGAAAAAAAGGCAAGGCTTTCTGTCAACTATTGCTACCTCTCCTCAAGGTTTAGGTAGTGATGATGATGTAAATGTTAAAACCTTATTAGGATAACATTGTGTCTAATATAAGGTTTAGTCCTGAAGAATTAAGATCAAGAGCAAGTTCGCAGGGTGTTACTATACCAGAATCAGTAATGGGTCTGCATAAAAAAAATCCTCAATTTGGTGGCATGATAGGTCTTTTGGATATTATGTTTATGAAAAAAGGTTGGACAGACACAACATCAGGTAAAAAACATGCACCCGGCACAAGTTTTCTTGCTACAGGTTTATCTAACATAAAAGAAAAAAATCCAGAACATTTTACAACTTTAACCGGAATAACTCCTCAACAAAAGGTTTCACAATTAAGTCAACCAAAACCAAGACAAACATTTGGTGATGCAGTAATAACTCAAAGATCATTATTAGGATAATATTATGAGCGTGGCAATGTTAAAATCATGGAAGGATAAAAAAGGTAGAGATACTTATGCTAGAGGGGTACTGATGAAATCATCTGATGTTAAAACTGATAGAGCAGAAGGTGTAAAAGCAGGGCATTACAATCCAGAAGGATCGAATAGTTATAGACCAAGTTATTCATCAAAGGAATTTTCTAAATTAAGTGAAACACAGCAATTTAGTTATAGTGGTAAAAAAACAAAAGTTGCCAAATTATCTGCATCCACAGATAAAAAAGTTGTTACATTAGGTAAAGCAACTATCACTAAAAAATCATTATTAGGACGAGCATGAATCATTTCAAAAGATTATCTAATCTAAAGAATCGCGGTAATTGGGAAGAAAGATGGCAGCGCATAGCTGACTACATTCTTCCTAGAAAATCAGAAGTAACAACTAAGAGAGCAAAGGGTGAGTCAAGAGTTGTTAAATTATTTGATTCAACAGCCATACATGCCAATGAATTATTAGGTGCATCACTTCAGGGAACATTAACTCCTTCCTCTGCTTTATGGTTCGGGCTTCAGGTAGAAGACCCTGAACTAAGAGAAAATCAAGAGGTAAAAGAATGGAGTGGTATGGTTGCAGAGAAAATGTTTGCTGCAATTAATAATTCTAACTTCCGTTCAGAATCACATGAAAATTATTTGGACATGGGATCGGTAGGGATTGCCACTTTACTTTGTGAAGAAAGTAGTGGTAGTCAGGATAAATTCAATGGGCTTATGTTTAAAGCATATTTCATATCGAATATTTATCCGGCTGAAAATCAGGATGGAATGGTTGATACTGTATTTAGAACTTTCGAGTGGACAGCAAGACAGGCTGAACTTAAATTTGGTAGAGATAAGTTATCTGAAAAGTTAAGAGATAAAATAAAAGATAAGCCTGATGAGATGCACGAATTTCTGCATGTAGTTGAACCAAGAGAGAAGAAAGGTAAAGCTAAAAAGAATATGCCTTTTGCCTCTTACTATTACGAAGTCGAAACAAAACACTTATTAGAAGAAGGCGGTTATCAGGAGTTTCCTTATGCAGTTCCTAGATGGTCAAAAGCATCTGGTGAGAAGTATGCAAGGAGTCCTGGTTTTACTGCGATACCTGATATAAGAACTTTAAACAGAGCAATAGAATTAGAACTAAAGGCTTGGGCAAAAGATATTGATCCTCCTTTAGGAGTACCAGATGAAGGAGTGGGTGGTAAATTAAAACTAACACCTGCTGCACAAAATTATATAAGAGCAGACTTAATCGACAAGATACGTCCTTTACTCTCTAACTCTCGCTATGATGTTACACAACTAAAAGTACAGGACTTACGCACAAGTGTTAGACAGATATTTATGTCTGATCAACTTCAGATGCAACAAGGGCCACAAATGACGGCCACGGAAGTTCAGGTACGTTTTGAACTCATGCAACGATTAATCGGGCCGACACTAGGTCGAATGGAAATGGAATATTTAAAACCAATTCTAAATCGTGTCTTTAATATCATGTTAAGGAAAAAGGCATTAGGTGAGATACCTGAAATCCTACAAGGTAATGAAGTGAATGTTAAATTTGTAGGGCCAGTTGCAAGAGCGCAGAGACTTAATGAAATCGCAGCTATTGAAAGATGGATTGGTTCTTTAATCCCTGTATCACAAGTTAATCCTGATATTTTAGATTGTGTTGACTTTGATATGGTAGCTGATGAAACAGCCACACTCTATGGTGTACCAGACAGACTAAGACGTTCACCAGAAGAAAAAGATGCTATAAGACAGCAAAGAGCAGAACAGATGGCACAGCAACAAGCCTTACAGACAGCTATGGAAGGTACTAAAGCAATTAAGAATATAGCAGATGCAGAACGCGAATAATAAAGATTACGCAATCACTTTTGGTTCAGATGAAGGTCGTAGAGTATTAAAAGACCTACTGGGTTATCGTGATCGCATATCGTTTGATCCAAACCCTTATCAAACGGCTTTTAATGAAGGACAACGCTCAGTTGTTCTTAGAGTTACAACAAAAATAAAAGACTTAGTAAAGGAGATTGAAAATGGATAGCACATCCGAAGTACAAGAGAATGTGTCCTCAGACTGGAAACAAAGTTTACCAGAGGATATTAGAAACACTCAGGTAATCGAACAAACGAAAGACGTAGAGTCGCTCGCAAGTCAGTTGGTCAGTTCTCAGAAAATGTTAGGTGGTAGAATACCCATCCCACAATCTGATGATAAAGATGGTTGGAACGAAGTTTATCAAAAACTAGGACGACCAGAAGATGCAAATGGTTATGAATTTAAATCACCTGAAGGAGTCAAATTAGATGACAACCTTCAAGATTGGTTTAAAAACGCAGCACACGAATCTAACCTGACTAAATCACAAGCCAACACTCTATACGAAAAATGGAATAATATGGCTGTTGACGTTGGACAACAGAATCAACAAGCTAGTGAAGATGCGTTAAGAACAGCAAAAGATTCCCTCGATAAAGAATGGGGGAACGCATCAGATCAAAACTTATCTATCGCCAAGAAAGCAATATCAGAATTTGGCGGTGATGAATTAAGAGAATACTTAGATTCATCTGGATTAGGTAATAATCCAGAACTAATTAAATTTGCACACCGGGTTGGTAAGGAATTGTTAGAAGATCATGCAATTGGTGATGGTCGTGATAGCTTAACCCTTACTCCGGAAGAAGCGCAAATGAAAATAGCGGATGTGATGAATAATCCAAATCATCTATACAATCCGTCTAACGCGATGAAGCCGGGACATAAACAAGCTGTAGATGATATGCAGAAGTTGTTCCAAATGGCGCATCCTGAGGAGAGCTAATCGTAAGATCAGTCCTTAACTTGTAGTACCGAGTCCTTCCGAGGGTTGCTCACAAACAACATTCATAAATAATTAAAGGAGAGATGGTAATGTCAACACAAATTACCACTTCCTTTGTAGAACAATATAAAGCAAATATTCTTATGCTTGGACAGCAAAAAGGTTCGCGCCTTAGAGCTTCAGTTAAGAATGAATCCGTAGTTGGTAAAAATGCTTTTATTGAACGCATTGGAAGCACCGCAGCAGTAGATGCTGCATCTCGCCATGACGATACACCTCGTATCGATACCCCACACTCACGCAGACGTTTAAGTTTAACGACTTCACGTTGGGCAGACCTTATAGATAATGCGGATAAAGTTAGAATGCTTACATCCCCGGAATCAGAGTATGCCATGAATGCCGTGTGGGCTATGGGTAGACGAATGGATGATCATATTGTTACTGCTGCCTCTGGTAATGCACAATCTGGAGTTGCAGGTGCAACTGCCGTTGCTTTACCTGCTGCACAAAAAGTATTAATAAATGATCATACATACGATGCTACAACTGGCGATGTCGCTCTTACTTTATCAAAACTTTTACTTGCAAAAGAAAAGTTAGATGCTAGTGAGATCGACCCGGAAGCACCGAGATTTTGCGTGGTAAACGCCAAACAAATGTCTCAGTTGCTATCATTAACCGAAGTACAATCCGCAGATTTCAATACTGTGAAGGCTCTAGTTCAAGGTGAAATTAATACCTTCTTAGGCTTTAACTTTATTAGATCAGAAAGGATTGCTACTGATTCAGCAAGCGACCAACTCGTTCTCTGCTATTCTGCACCATCTATTTGTTTAGGTGTTGGCGAAGATATTCGTGTAAGAATTTCTGAAAGGGATGATAAAAATTATTCCGTACAGGTTTTTACACAGATGGATATTGGAGCTACCAGAGTAGAAGATGAAGGCGTAGTCGAAATTGCTTGTGATCCATCATAATAGGAGGAATATAATATGGCCGTAACAACGCAAAAATCAGCCGAAGTTACCAACATCACTGCTAGTCCTCCAACTATGTTGGACACCACATCTTTGCATGGGAGGATGCGCATTGCGTATTTCTTACATACACAAGATGGGGCAGGTGATGCAACCTCAACAGTTGACCTTGTAAAACTTCCTGCCGGAAAAGGACGTATTTTAATTCGTTCTTCATTTCTTGCAGGTAGCGCATTTGGCGCATCTCGAACTCTTGACATTGGATATGTAGCACACACCGATAATAATGGTGATGCTGTAGCTGTTGATGTCGATGCAGTTCTTGATGGTTTAGATGTGGCTTCAGCAACTGCTGCCCTTTTGGGTACTGGTGCTGCGACTGTTGAT